GTAGTGCTGCTAAGGGTATTTGCACCGTCCCGCTCTTCGATAACTACCTCGATATAGTCGCAAGATTTCATGAGGCCTTTAGCCATGTCCCGCGCTTCTGACACTAGGTGATCCCCTAGGCCAGCTACTCCAGTTGACCAGCTGCGGCCTTCGGAGCGGGAGAACTTCAGCAGTACATATGTAGTGGCCACGGTAGGCTCCTCGTGTCGTGGTGTGCGCTTCATACGGTAAAAGCCCCGAACCATTGGTTCGGGCCTTGCGTGAATGCTTAGGGTATCGGCGTTACGGTCACTTTGGGGATGCGGGGCATGATAAGCGTTTTCTCGCACACGCTCTCCACGGGCGCGGGTTCGATCCAAAAGCTAATGCGCGGGTAACGGCGCTTCAACATCCGCAAACGATTATTCGCCGCCTCGCGCGTCGCACAATTCGATTCAACATCGGGGCCGTTGGCAGTGTTCCCCATAATTCGGAAGCCGGACCCCGGCAGGGAATTTGAATTACCTGCCGGGTTGGTGCTAGTCATTGTCATTGTGGAGGTAGCCGCGCGACTTTACCTGAGCGGCTGTAACGGTTTCACCGTTGCGGCAGTTGCGCTGAGCGTCGCGTTCGTTGGTGTAGTAGATTCCCGTGGGGCTTCCGTTGGCTGCGGTGATGGTGAATACCGTTTTCATTTTATCTCCCGTGTTGTGGCGTCCGGTGGTTGTGTAATTATTATGGCATACGAAACGGACCGCATGCAAGTCATGCGGTCCGTTCGTTTTGTGATTATGTTAGATGTTCACGCTGAGCGGGATGCAACCCTGCACAACCTTTGTCACAACTCCCCCGGCAATGTAGTTGTCAATTTTGAGCTTCGAGCCCGAACCCGACAAGTCAGCGCCCATGACAATGACGTTATCCGTTTCCGTCGTGTACACACCCCAGCGTGCCTGGGAGTAGTCGCCGCCAATGATCTTGACATGGTTTGTTTCGTGCGCCCTCACGCCGTCCGCGTACGTCATGTTGGTGGAACCCGACAGGTTCCCCGCAATGACGCTGTGCCGCTGGCCCCGCCACAAATACACGCCACCGTATCCTCCCGCCTTACCCCGAACGTTCGAGAGAATCGTGTCGGTGCAGTCCTGGAGGTAGTACGGGTAGTTGCCGGGCGAATCGGTGGACGCGTTACTGATCTGCACACCATCCACGTACCGGATGTCAACGGCGTTGAGTTCCGCCCCGTTGATTGTCAGGTTGGCAATTTTCGCGTTTTTCGAGTGTACCGCGTCGGTGCCCTCCAACCGGAGCGCATGTCCAACGGAGCCGTAGATTTCCAGTCCGTCAATATCCAACCCGTCGAACCCGGTGACGCGGACGGGGTTGGTGCCGCAGTCAAAGAACCGGAAACCCTTGGCCCTCAACCGGGTGACGTTGGTTGCCGACAACCCGTACCGGCCCCGGTGTCCCTCGCAGTCGTTGAAGCTGATAGCGTCCTGATTCCCGACGCCGTCAAACGCGTGCACGCTGAATGATTCCTGCGCCGAATCAAACGACTTGCAGTGATTGAACGTGTTCGACTGTCCGCGAGTGAAAAAACCGTGCGACGCGTGGTGAGCTTCCACGTGGTTGAACGTCCACCAAAAACACGACTCGTGAGTGTCGAACCCGTACGACGATGAGTAGCGCCCGTGGCACGAGTTGATCGTGTTGTGCACGGCGGGCCATACTCCGCCGCCTGCGACGTGATGTCGGTTGCGGTCGAACTGCCCATTGTTGACGGTCACGTCGCGGGTACCGTCCACGAGCGCAACACCGTAGCCGCTAGAACCGTACGACGCACTGGACGTTGAGTCGCGCGCAATCGGGTTGTTGATGGTGCCGCCCAGGACTGTGCGGTAGCTGATCGCAACATCTTCGGCGTTGGTGCCGGTAACGTTTTCGGTGACGATGTTCCGCCCGTACTGAACCTCGAATGCGTTATGCGCGTACCCGACACCGTTCATACGGATTGTGAGGTTGCGTACGTACAGGTTGTCAATGACGTTGACCTTACGGATACTCAGCCCGTTGGTGCTGTACGCGAACAGTGCACCCGTTTCGAGGGTGATGAGGTTTCCGTCCACGCGCTGTACCGTGTTGAGTTCGCCCGTGTAGCGGTTCGCACGAGTCAGCCCCGTTACGGGAACATCCGTGTTGGCCAGGAGTACCACGTCACCGGGTGCGAACGTTCCCGCCGCGATGCCGTCAATCGTCGTCTGCCCGATGGGGATAGCAGTGGTCAACGGTATTTCGGTGCCGAGTGAACCGGCGGCTTTCATGCCGTAGCGCTGTGCCAGGGCGGTCGCGGCGGGCGTGGTGCGCCCGTCGATCACGGCCCCGTTGCCGTTCAAGCCTTTGAGCGGGCTAATGTTCAACTGGTCGCTGGTCCGGTACGTGAGCGGCCACAGCGCAACCTCTTTGCCCGCGTTTGCTGCGAACCATGCGTTGAGGGCAACCTCATCGTTGGTGCCGCCGCCGGGGAGCGGGCAGGGGTTGGCAAGGTTGGCCGTCAACAGTGCCGTCACGTCCGCCAACAGTTTGGTGAGCAGTGCCGCCGTTGCGTCGGCCTTTCCGGTGGCGAATGCTTCAGTGTTCGCAAGTCCCGCGTTGAATTCGACAAAGATTTGTTCGATAGCGGCGTTGAAATCGCCGGGCAACTGTGATTCCAGATAGTGTCGGATACCCTCAACCAGCTGGGCATGTGACGTGCCATCCCGGTAGGTAAACGGGGTGATGTTGTTGAGCGGCGTAATCCTAAAAGGGAAAGCCATTGGTGTAATTGTCAAAATAACCCATTCCTTGTCGTCCATAGTAATCATCAGCGTTGCTCCACACGAGCATGAACAAATCTTCCAAGTCGCCTATCACCATCATATCGACGTTGACAAACGTCTGTCGCAACTGGAAAATCACGGCGCCCTGATTGCCAGTAAACCCTGTTGTGCTGCCCGTGTTGCTGGCGTTCTGGGTTGCGGTGTTGGTGTCGTCCTGGGTCGCGGTGCCCGTGTCATTCCTTACGGCACTGCCGGTGTCGTCGCGGGTCGCACTGGTGGTGTCGTCACTGGTGCCGCTCGCCGTCGTGTTGCTAATGGCGTCGTTGGATGATGTTGCATAGTCGCCCGTGCCGGACAGGTTTTCCTGGGGATGGTCGGATGCGACGGCCCTGCTTTTAGCGTCGGACGCGCTGGCGGTGGCACTGTTTCCGGTGGTGTCGGTCTGCCCGTGCCCGGTGGTGTCGGTTTGTTCATGGCCGGTGGTCGCGGTTTCGGCGTGCCCGGTCGCGTTGCTGGTCGCTTCCAGGGTGCCGACGTTGCGTATGTCGATCGTTTTGAGCGGGTCGATTTTGATGCGTGACGCCTCATAGTGCTGGTTGTAGAGCGGCATGATTTCATTCATGCGCCGCCGCAACTGGTGCCTGAACATTGACACTGTTTCCATGCCGATTTCGCGGTTGTAGAAATGGTCAACAATTTTCTTGTTCAGTGCGGGCCGGTATGATTCGTCAAACAACGGGTACTCGTTGAGTCCGATATCCGTTTCAAGCTCCAGCACGTCACACAACTCGATAGTAAACGTAGCCATTACTCATCACCCGTTTCGGTGTCGGCGGCGTCCGCTGCGGGAGCATCGGCCTTGTGTTTGAAGTCAACGCTAATATTGAGTTCGGGCCACATGTCGTTTATTTGTTCGCATGCTTGTTGGCGGGCGTTGAGGGCTATGTTGCGGGTTGCGTCCACTTGTTCGTCGTTGGCTCCAACTTCGGCGGCAACCAATCTTTCCTTTTTGTCCTGGTTGGCATTATTGATGCCCAGCAGGCCCATGCATTCATTCCATAGCTGGTTGCGCTCCAGCCTCAGGTCATTGAGGGTGCCGGACGGCATGGAGAGGTCGAGTACTTCAATGTCGTCCATGTTGAGGGATTGTGAGACTTTGATAGTCTGCACACCCTCATCAATTTGACGGTTGATGTTCTCCCAGGAGAGGCGCGTGGATTCGGCGGCTTTAATGATTTTCGGGTGACGCATGTTGCCGATGGCGATGTCTTTGGTCCGGTCAATGTTCGCGAGCTTTTGCGAATACAATGTCACAATGTCCAGATCGGGGATACGCAAATAATTCGCATAAATCGGTACACACTTTTTCGCGGACAACGTAATCGGCTGGAGATTCGTTCCAATGACGGTAAACGATGTTGGATCGTCAAAGGCGTTAAACCCTCCCAAACCACTGCCGCGTGTAGCGAAATGCTTATCCGTATTCTTGTCTTTGTAAAACACGGACAAAGCATTGTAAAACAGCACCAGTTCCAGGAACCGTGGATTCACCGATTCCGGCAACCCCTGCCATTCGAACCGATTACATGCCAGTTCGGTGAGGTTGCGGCGATACATGTTTTCCGTCAACATTTGCGCGTTGTTCGTTGGATTGTTTCGTTGCAACCCGCCGCCGTTCATGTGCGGATTGTAAAAATTCGTCAATACAAGGTCGGTGCGTTTCCCGCTCATAGCGTGACGCCCGTCAATGGTGCGTTATCTGCCATATCAACATTTCCTATATCTGCCGGGTTGCTCCACACGGTAACACCCTTTTCCATAATGCCCCGCAATGCCTGTTTGAACATTTCCGGGCATTGCGCGGACGTGATGTATGTTTCGCGCAATTTCCAGTACGTGAATTTCTCCATGACTTGCAAAGTGCTGGGCATCTGCCCGAAACGGTTTACAGCATAACCATACCTCAACATGTATTCGCCCACGGCGTTGAGGATAGCAGGCTGGATCATTTTGACCTTGATGTCATAACCCCACTTGTACTGGGCGAGCAGGAACGCATCCCCGCCCACCTGCCCCGACGTTGTCGGTTGAATGAGTTTCGCGTCCTGCACCTTGGCGTTAATCGCCGCAATGGTGTTCTGATAGTCACCCTTCGTCGCGTAGTCCGCATACGATTTGTTGGTGTCTTTCATGTACCCGGCATTGTCGTTGGTCACCTGATTGACGCCCTGCGACAAGCCAAGCCCGATCCCAAGTTGCTGGTTGCGCTGGTTCATGCCAACGGCATACGACGCGCCCGTATTCGCCAGGCCCTTCGCCGCGCTCAGTGCGCCGCCGACGCCGCCCTGTTCCGCGCCGCCCAGGGCACTGTTGCCAGCGGCCTGGAGCGCCTGCCAACCGGCGGTTTCGTTGGCAAGGTTGGTTGACTGGATCGACGCGTTATTGGTGCGGCGGTTGATTTCCTTTGACGTGTTGATCGCGGAACCGGCCTGATCGAATGACAGGTTGTTACCGGCCAGGGCGCGGGTCTGTGACCATTCGGCGTTCTGGTGCTGGAAGGCAATCCCGTTGGCGTTTGAGGCCATGAACGAAATATACGAATTGTTGACAATGGAAAAAGTCGGGAAGTTATAAATCCCTGTAGCCATGTCGAGGAATTCGCCGCCATCATTGAAAATTCCGTAATCATCCAAATCGTCGGCGGGCGACTCAGGGTGCGGGCCGGACGCGTTGTAGCGGTAGGGCATGAACATGAGCCGCGGTGCGGGCTGCGCAAAGTGCGGGAGCTCCACCACAACGGCGTGATCGTAATCCCAGGACTCAGGTTTGATGACCAGCGGCGTGCCCGTGTACGACGTCATTTCCAGCATCGTGTACGGGAACGTTTTCAACTTAGTGAGGCGGGCGTATCGTGCCGGGATCGCCCCGCCGTTCGCCGCGTCTAGTTGGTCGCGCCAATTCTCCGCAACCGTCGTATAGCGGTGCCCCAGTGAGCCGGACGTGATTTTGCGGATCGCTACAACCCCGTCGAGCGTCGTCGTTTCCGTGCCAATTCCGTAATAGTCGTACGGCGGGATTGCCATAATGGAAATGATGCCCGCCGTGATCCACGGTTTATCAGTGTAATGTGTCATAAAAATTTTGAAGTCCGCGAGCGTCGGGAAGATATACGACTCCGCGCCATTCGGCAGATTCTCAAAATCGGAACCCTTCGCGGAATTCAGACCCGGTGCTTTTTCCGTGCCGGGGTCCTGATCCAGCGCCACCGTCGACGTGACGAGTACTGAGAAATCAATCGGCACGGGCGAACCGCCGTCCGACGTGCCGGGGGTGTCTTTCGCCGTGGCTACACGATGCTTCCACTGCTTGGCAATCCGGTATTCGCCGCCGACGTCCAAACCTTCGGGCACGGTGAGGAATTCACGCCCGTAATCCGTGAACGAATTTTCGTTGGCAATGCCGACGTGTCCGCGCTCGATATAGCAATTCCCGAATACGGTGGTGTAAATGAATGTCTGCCAAATATCGAGTTGCACCATGATGCGCGTCGTGTTCGGCGCAACATACTCAACGCCCGTAATGAAATAATAGAATGCCCTGTCATTGTCGCCCGTGATCGGCTGGGCAGGGTTGAACGCCCTAAGGTAATTGTAATTCTGGGCGACGTGAAAAGGGACATCCAAACTAATCGGTTGACCGAAACGCGCATACGTCGCATGCTGAATATCAATATGCGGCCCTGGATTATTCAGCAAATAATCGTCCAGTGCGGCTGGATCGGTGAAACGCACAACGTCCCGGTAATCATTATTCCAGGGGACCTCGCACAACGTGATGCGCGTATTCGCACCCCACACGGCATAATTGAAATCCAAGCCGTGCGTGCGACTCTGCGGCAACTCTTCAATTTGATTCATGGTATCGAGCATACACAACAAAACCCCTCACCGTTTGGTGAGGGGTTTTGTTGGATCGGAGCGCCACAGTTGCCCCGTGGGCTAACCCGTCATGGGGTCCGGATTAGCTCACAGTCACAGTGTACACGGGATCGCCCGGTGCGCCCAGCGCCGTGATCGTGACAACCGTGCCCGCCGTGTTGACGCTGATATCGACGTCTCCGGTGTCCGGGCCGGTGACGACAACCTGATCGGCTGTCACGGTCCCGCCCGGCACGGTCGCGGTATACGTGAACGTGCCCGGTGCGAACGTCGGCGTCACCGCAACACCTTCAACGATAATGCCCGTCACGGTTTCAATGGCACTGCCTGCAATCGGCCAGCCAATCCCAACGACGGGGCCGACAACGTTCAGCGTCTCGGTCGCGGACTTCGCACCGTCACGCTGGAGCCCCTTCGGGTCCGTCCACGTCGCCGTGGCAACGACGGACAGCGTAGCCGCGCCCTCATTACCGCCGACGTGCAGCACACCCGTCATGCTGATCCAGGTGAGCGGCGACGTGTTACCCGACAGGGTGTAGCGGACGGCGGTGTTTGTGCCGCCTGCCGGGGTGGTGACTGCTTCGGCGTACAGGCTGTACGCCTCGCCACGGGTAACGTCGGTCACGGTGTTTACATCCTTGTCGGTCACGGTGATTGCGGTAACGGACGTGACCGGAGTCTGGATGTCCGCAACCTCATCACCCCTGTGACTGGTGAACATCACGGCAGGCACAAACCGCGACGCCGAAATGAGTGACCAGTGATGCAACCAGAAATTCGTCTGGAGCGCCGCAGGGTTGAACATAGACGCCGTCTGAAACTGTGTATCCGCCACAACAAAGAAATCCTTCGTCGTGAGGATCGCCTGACACCCGTCAATCCCGAACCGCTCCTGGGGAATGGTAACGGTGCGGGTGCGCATGGCCGCCTTGTCAATGTTGAACGCCGCCGCGAGAGCTTCAACATCGATGGCCGCCGCAAACTCCGGCGAATGGAACAGGTACAGATCGTCCGGCTTGGCAAACGACATCATGCCCGCCGCGTTGTACTTGGTGGACATAAACGGCAGGGTTTCCGTCACGGCCCGGATAGTGCGGAGCGCCTTGCGGGCGTCGGTTCCATCGGAATCCATGTCGATCACGTCTGGAATCTGCACCTTGTAGAAACCGCCGTTCGCCTCATACTCCGCGAAAAGCTGGCACATGAGAAGGAATTCATCCAGGTTATCGGACGTGGCAGGTGCCGACATTTCGGCGGCAATGAACGACTGGAGCCCCATCGGGGTGTCAAACGCGTTAGACTCCAGCGGGTTATTGATCGTGATCTTGTACTTGTCGCGGCGGTTCTGCCGGT